AAACCGCATCATACGTTGCTGTCGTAATGCCCATAAACTGTTTTGTACGGGCAACCGTTGTTAAGCTATATGCTAAGGCCATAATTAGTAATAATATCTTTTAATATGGTCATCTGAACCACCACCAACACTAGGATATTCTTCCACCCCTGCGCCTGAATTCCAAAATGCCTGATGATTTAATACTGTCCATTCTGTTCCGATTGTAGAGAAGCGAGCTATATCAACCAAGCCATCCCAGAATTGTGCTGCTCCATTGTTATACCCAGATATTTCAAACTTAGCTACAGCGTCTAAAATGGTACTACTAAGCGTGTCGGTAATAACAATTATTGTTTCTTCACTACCGTCTTGTACGCATGTAGTTCCTGAAGCATTAGTGCTTCCATCATAAGACCAACCAACATTATGCCATACACTATCAGTCATAGCGGTTGTTCCTGTTACCTGTAAATTAGACCCAGCACTACCATAAAGCTGAAAATGTGCTCGTCTAGTACCAATGCCGCCAATAAGAATGCCTTTTGTTCCAAACTTTGAAAATATACGCTTCACTCCAGTCGCAACGCCATTCGGCCAATAGTTTACAGAAAAAGCGTCATCATAATCAGGATTAAATATCGTAGCATTAGCAGCTAACGCATGAGAAGAAGCTGGCGCAAAGTTTAAGCAGTTATCTATTTTTCCATTAACCCATGTAGGAGAATTACCTGTCGTCAAATCACCAGAAGCACCTATTGAACTTGTGTTCGGTACGTTCGTACCTGAAGATTCATTCATAAACCATTCGCCCCATATTGTACTTCTATCTGGTAATGCCATAACTATAAATTACTGAACTCTTTTGTATAACGGTTGTCGTTATCCTTTGCTTCAGGGTCTTTCATTATTCCTTCCCCTGCTTCTTTTAAATCTTTCTCTGTTACCTCTCGCCCTTTCACTTCAAGAAAACGAATCTCTCTTGTCTTTCCTTTGTCATCTGTAAACTCACCACGAACCCACTCACGGCCTTTGTCGTCTGTTTTTTTGGTATCACGAATAAGCCGATAGGTCATTCCGTCTTTACTGAATGTTCGTGTAGCCATAGCTTTATGTTACTGTTACACCGCTTTCCAATGGAATGTAATGCAATACTGCTTTAACTTGACCAGTAGAAGAAGCCGAACAGGATAAATCAATCGTGCCAGCCGCGCAAAGAATCATGTTCGCTTGCGCCTGTACCGCTCCTGACGTTGTTGCGACCATTGCGTCTGCTAGAGTTCCTGTGATGTTATACATTGTTCCTACTGCGTCGCCGTTTATATCCACGACCGCACACAAATCCACGTCCGCACCAACGGTTGGATTGGAAATCCATTTCATGTTGTTAGCTTGTGCCTGAATAATTGTTGTCACTTCCGCTACAAGCTGAACGATTAAAATCATTCCACCTGTAATAGTGAACTTTGCGCTTGCTGCTGACTGCGGAAGATTGGCCGCAGCTTTTTCAACCAATAAAACGTCGCGTAATGCGCTGTTTACGGTTGCCCCTGCTGGACTATAATGGCTCATAATTGTCTATCCCCAAATTGTTAAATGCAATCCTGCGGCGCCCGAACCGCCTGAAGCGTATCTTGCGCGAAGATTCTTTTTAATTTCAAGTGCTTCGTCTACAACTAAAGCCGCGCCGTCTGCCACAAACCACCTTGTATCTGCTCCGTCATCAAGGGTTATTTCTACATCCTCGCCTGTTTTATTTATTGCAGAAAACGCCGTACAAATATCGCCGGTTGGTACTGTTATTGCATTAGCAAAACTGGCTGTCGTTGTGTAATTAACGTATTTTGGTGTTACAAAAGCCATAATTATTTCTGTTCACAATTATCATCCTCGCAGGTTTCCATCATTTTATTTTTATACCCGCGTTTTTTATTCTTCTTGACCTTCTTGCGCTTTCTAAACCATTTCATAAGAGATTGTTTAGTTATCCTATTCAGGGCGCAGGAGTGGCTGCGCCCTGTAACGATAACCAATAGCCGCATATAGAACGATTGGTCGGCTTGGTTTTTTAGCTTACTTGTACACCTGTCATCTCCACAAACGCCCGGGTATCCGCAAGCTCCCCATCTACACGTTCCTCTACGCGGATGTGCGTAAGGTTCTTTTCAAATGCAGATACTGAAGCAACCGTCGCTTCGTTTGACGTATCGATACGCATCGCCATCTTATCGCCAATGTAATACTGGCTAAGGTCGCCGAAGAATATCTTGCTTGATGCTACCTTATTCATTTCAAGGATAGGTGCGCCTAAGATAGTGCGTACCGGCCGGCCGGTAATAGCATCCGTTCCGCCTTCAACAAGCAACGGCCTGTTGTTGCTGTCTTTCAGCGAAAGAGAAGCTGCAATCGTGCGGCTGTTCATAATCCATGAAGCATTTCCGCTTTCACGGTATGCTTGCGGCAGCAGGTAGTATGCGCGAACAAAATCATCATAATTCAGCGCACCAGCTGCAAATGAACGCAGAGTATAATTATCAATACCAGTCGGCTGTCCTGTTCCGTTGCCGGTCATGAATGCCGTATCTTCCTCACGCGCAATTGCTTTTGCAAGCTGTCGCGTAATGAGAGGAATCATTGCTGTTGCAGAATCCTGCAAAAGCTCCAGTGTTACCGACATGATAGCCGCCAGTTTGTATGGAGTCAGCGTAATCTGTGTCAGTGTCATGGACGTTGTGGACTTTGCAGTCTGCTCGCCGTTCCATGCCGTCTTTGGAAGTGATGCTACCTGATTAAGTGCAAACGTATCGCCCGGCCCTGATAAATCAAGCACCGTTGCGCGCGGACGAACCACCGACATATCGGTTGCAATATCAATAAGGATATTTGTGAGGATAGTCGGCACTAAAAAGCCACCGTCTGCGTTAGTCGTTTCATTCATTGGCTCAAGACCGCCTTTTGTATCAAGCTCCTGTTGTAATTTGCGAGCGGTTGAAAAATCCTTATCAACTGAAGCTCTAATCCAACTAGCGAGATTTTTACAGTCTGTCTTGCCAAGCGCGATGTTTTTTTGGCCGTTAAATGATTTATAAATCGGCACTTCAACATCTTTTACTTTAATGTCACCTGACATTTTTTCTTTCTTAGCTTTATTAACTTTTGTGGCTACTTTCTTTTTTGCCAGTCGTGCTTCAACCGTTTTTGTAATGGTTTCCGCAAGTGGCTTTTCCATTTCGGAAATAAGGTTTTTAACAATTTCATTGCGAATTGCCTTTTCCTCATCTTCCGATGTTTCTTCCTCGGCCTCTTCGTCGTCGCTTTCGGCTTCGGATTCTTCCTCTGAATCGTCTTCTGATGTTTCTTCCGCATCGTCTGCGGCTTCGGCTTCCTCGGTTTCTTCCACCTCTTCGGTGACTTCTTCCTCGGTGACCTCTTCTTCATCTTTGACTTCCTCATCGGGTTTCTTTTCGATTTTTCCCATAACCTTAAATTATGTTTTTTAGATGATTTAGATATTTAATTCTTTTTTGTTGTGCGGTAAGTTTTGGCTTAACGTCCTTTTTTGCTTTCTTTAGTTCTTTCACGACAATCTTGGCAATGTCTTTTTTCATTCCATCAACATCAACAACCGGCTGGATGTCTTTTTGGAACGCCTTGTATTCGCGGGATAATAATGCGCTTGCGTTTGCAGGGATATTTACAACAGAAATTTCCACCAATTCAGATTGTGTAATGGTTTCATTCTCGCGGTCTTTTGGAATAAACCCAATGCTAAAGGCATTCAAAAAACCGCCCTCGAAAAGGTCGCGGACTTTCTTAGCAAACGGATTTTCCTTTACGGCAAACTCGGCATCAAACTCCAGCCCCTCTGCCGTCTTTTTAACTTTCGTAACTTTTCCAATAGGCAACTCTCGCGCATCATGCGACCATAACAGCTGCGGGTTCTTTTCAAAATTAGCAGTATTTATCCCAAGCGGGTCTATAATATCACCATCGCGGTCAACATCCGGCGTAGAACCTAAAGCCCCCCGCAATGAATTGCCCTCAACAAAACCTTTCTTATATGCAGTTTTAGTAACCTTAGCCATAAAAAACAGGCGAAACGAATTAACTCGCTCACCTGTTTGTCATGGTAGAACGTCTTTAGTGTATTTTAGAACAAGTTATTTGCTTTTGTCAAATGACTGGCAGTAAATCGCATCGGCAATTTACGTGAAGCGGTGGCCGACTAATAGTTTCAAAGTCAACAGTAAGGCGATTCCCATTTGCTCCAACAACAATATCGCCTTTCTCAAAAAACGGCGCATCGATATAAACTTTTTTACCATTTAATGGCGTGCACATAGGGCAGGCGCCCGGATTCACCAGCCATTCTTTCTGCGTTATGCCGGCCTGTTTGTATATCTGCTCGCTTGCAAATGTACTGCTAGCAGTCGTTTCTGTCCGCGCAATAAGTTCCGCCTTATCCTTTATTATTCTGTTATCAAACAAATTAGTAATACGTTTTCGCAAGTCAGGAATGATGTCGCCGTCTTTTAATCCCTGCTGCAATGTTTCTGCAATCAGGTCATTGTTATTTTTCACAATGCTGTCTGCCGATTTTTTTAACCTTCGGCTAATGAATGACTGTGCCGTCTTGTCGCTTATTTCTTCGCCAAGTTTGAATGCCCGCGATACAGCGTCGCCATGCGTTATCGTCAACCCGACCATTGTCGGAAATAGCCGGTCTTTCAGCTTCCCGCTAAACAACGCTACCGGAAGCAATATGCGCTTTATATCTTCCTTGCTGAATGCCTTGTTATCAAATTGCTTTAGCACATACGCACGCTGTTTCCTTAATTCCGTCTGCAATTCTTTCTTAACTTTGGTTATCCCAACATTAACAAACGCATCTTTCATCTGCCAAAACTTTAACTTCTGATTCTCGCTTAGGCCACCTTCAATTTTTTTTTTTGACTTGGCGCTGCAAGGTCGTTTACAAAGTGATATGGCAACCGCTGTTGCTTGGTCATTTTCCATAGAGGGGTCTTCCTTCATGATTTCCGGTATCTTTCGCGCAACGCATTCTTCCTGCGTTTCATCTGCTTGCCTGCAAGCCGGCGATTTTCCTATTGCTTTATTTGCCTGTTTGGCAATTTTCTTTTTGTGAATCTTTTTATCAATGGTTTCCTCTACAACCTCATTGATAATATCGTGTTCCGTCTTATATCTCGGCGCAAAGTGCGTTTTTAATCCTTTGCTTGTGCTGTCGGCTTCGCCTAATGGAACCTGATTTAATGGCATTGTAAGAATATCAGCGCCTTCAACAGTCGATAGCCCTTCTGATAATCGTACCTCATTTCTTGAAAGCCAGCCGTCTGCTATTCCGGCTTTATACCGCGCCAGAACTGTTTCTTGGTCTTCGCTTGTCAGGTCATCAAAATCAAGAAAGTAATTATCCTGAAATTCGCTCGTTACAAGCTGTTCATTTATCGAACCGACAATCTTTCGCATTAACGGTTCAATCGTTTCAGTTAAAAATACTTCTTTGCTGACTTCTGCGTTTGCACGGTTTACATCTTCAACAATGCCAAGCACGGACTTTGGAACTCCGAACATTGAAAGAATGCTATCGCGGCTGAATGTACGCTGATTGATAAAGTCCATATCAGTATGGCTCATAGCAATTTCCGCAAAGTCTAACCCCTGTTCCAATATGGCAACCTTATACGCATTATTGCCGCCCTGATGCTGTGCCTCCCATTGCATCTTCAACCTGTCGTATGTTTCTTGGTCTAATTTATGCTCAGTCTTTAATGCGCCGTATGGGCGTGCGCTATTCTTAAAAAACTTCAAATTCCACCAGCGGGCATTGCGTTCCGTTTCAACATCCATTGCGGATGCTTTAACCGGCGACATCCCACGGAACCTGTTTGTTGGACTTGGGAACCTGAAATAAATAATATCCTCTGAGTCAAACGGTATTTCCTGCCCTGTTTCAGGAACCCTGTATACATAACCAGAAATGAATTTATCCTTGCCAGGAATTATAGTCATGCCTGACGGCAAAAACCAAGGGAATAACTCTATCACTTTTCCGCGCTCGTCACGCACCTTCCACCAATACGCCTCGCCGGTTAATTCCAAAAACATGGTTGTTAGCTCAATCATGTCATAATAGGTCATGAAATCATTGGCGCGGTTCAAAACGTCCAATAACTCATGCTTTTGTATCTCTTCAACTCCGGTACTTTTCTGTTCGTACAGCTTTAATTCAACAGCAGCCGCGGTTGTACTAATCTTTTTTACGCACGCATACACCCAACCTTCATAACGCTGTAATGCTTCGTTCGTAGAATAATCAGGATATTGGTCAGGAATACCGTAACTATTGAATTTACCGAAGTCTATTTTCTTTTCCCCTATAGTATTTTTAACGGGGGTCTTGTTAACATTCGCCTCTTTTCCGTCTTTTTTCGTAAAAAGGCGTGTTATATTGTCAAAAATTCCCATATTTTTCGCAAAACGAAAGCTCGTTTTCTATATTCTAGAACGTAAAATAGGCATTTGTCAACTACTCCCCGCCAATCTCATCAAATCGATAGCTTTTCTTTATCTCTAATGCCTGCTTTGGCTTGCCATCATGTATGCGCAAAACAAGTTCGCCATAGCCGACTTCGCGGATAAAGTTAATAAAACGGATTTCAGTACTATCAAGCTCCATTTCTATTTTTCTTTTCTCTCCCATAACCTATCAATTAAATCTTTATATTCCTTAATCGATTGCTTTACATCATATTCCAACCGAACCAAATCATATACCCTATGAGATTGACCGCGCAGATAAACCATATCTAATAATTCGCGCAGCTCATCGCCGTTGGTTGCAACCGGCAAACCTAATGCCCATGCAAGATATGTTTTATTCTGTGATTTATATTTTGAGTAAGGCGATAGGATTGGCGGATTCAACATTAAATCACAATCAAGCATTTCATACGGCAATGTTTCCCAATTAAATTCTACATTTTCTATATACTGTTCAAAATCAGGGTATTCGATTGTGTTGTCTGATATTATCTTTAACTTCAAATCGTGCTCTCTCAAGCTATAAATAACCTGCTGTAATGTCTTTTCACCATTCCCAAAATAGCCGAACCAGCCAATCTTAGATACGGTGTCGCTGGTATATTGTTTTTTCATTCCTTTGCCAAATTGCTGAAAATCAACCCTGTCATTTATCCATACAAGCTCGCAATCAGGGTTGATAATTGGTTTTAATGCATTGTATAAGCCATCAGAGGCGACCACTATGGCATCAACCAAATAGCTCATTTCAACAATAGGCCATCCGGCCATAAGCCATTCAGGGTCGCATAAATCAAGTACCTTAATGCAATCAAGCTGTTCATACAATTCTCGCCACCATACCTTTTGGAATATCACAACATCATATTTCTTTCCCTCAACGTAGTATTCCGCTTCCGGCCAATTATCGACATACCACTTTCCACGCCAAATACTTGAACCGCACCGCTCTATGGGGCGTCCGTGCTTTTTGCTGAATGTAAAGATTCCAACGTTCATAATACTTTCTTTAATAAATCAATCCATGCTTTGCCATAAATGTCATAATTAAAATTATTCATGGCATTATCTCGCGCACGCTTACCAAGTTTTACGGCCTCATCATAATGGTTTTCTATTAAGTCCGCTATGAAGTCGGCGGCCTCGTCAGGTTTATTATTTGGTATGAGATAAATGTTTTTCCTACTTTCAAAAAACCTGTCTATATCATGCGCCCCCTCAACCTGCACTACTGCACACCCGGATAACATTGCTTCCGTTCTGGCGCGATTCATCGGCGTTTCAACGCTTGTATCAAGATAAATCAACGCCTTCCCAAGCCATTCTGCATATTCTTCCCAATCTTTGAACTTGCATCCTTTTGTGATACGCGCCCACTCCATTTTATAGCCGTATCGCTTTGCAAGACTATTGGATATTTCTGTCATATACATCCGGTTGTAGTAAACATCACAACCAGCGGGCGACAATGCTGTTACTACGTTAATCTCTTTCTGCTTTTCCGGCTTCCACATTGTGGCATCCATTCCGTGGATAATAGGCGTTCCCCATCCCCAATCTTCGGCCGCCTTATGGCTGTTAACCACCATTGGCCTATTGCCTACAAGGCGCTTCATTGCAGCTATAATAATCTTTTTAGCCGATTCAGGAGCTTGCCCTGCGCGCTGGTATTCTTCCGGCCATATCGGTGAACCGTGGTTAATTACTATCACGGGCAAATCATTAAAAACCTTTAACAAGTCATGTACTACCATGCTTTTGCCAAGCTCCGGCTTTACGATTTGTTGGTCTACCGACACTATAGCAAAATCATATCCTTTATCGGGGTCATAGTTTGGAACAAACCTGGTCTGTTCAGGAACCGGCACCGGCCGTCCTTTCCATTCCCTATTGCTATTTATAATTATGTCGAACTGCACATGGTCTTTAAGTGCGGTAATAAGGTCGTAATAATGCGGCGTATGCCAAACCGTAAGGATGCCTTTTAATTTAGCCATATAGTTTTTTCAATAATAACTTGCTTTTCCAGATGTCATTATATCGCTTGCTTCCACTACTTTTAACCTGTTCATCAGCGATAGTATCCTTCAAGAATTGAGTATGTATGCCGTTTAATTTACAGCGTATTCGCAAATCTTCACTCATGCCGCCATAATGCTCTATGCGTTCATTGAACATCCCCATACGGACTAAATCTTTTTTATGGATAGCGCTAAAATTTTCAACAAACGAACTCTTATTTGCCAGTTTTCCTTTTGTTCGTTTATTTCCGAACGTCCATTGGCGCTCTGCGGTCTGTTGCACAAATTTCTCTATAGCATCTTTTTCAGGTACAAGTCGGTCATCTATAAATACTAATAATTCACCGCGCGCAGTAACCACTCCCTCGTTTCTTGCCTTTGCCAGATTATAGCCCTCTTCATCATCAATGCTGACTATTATTTCAATGTTATCGTATGTTTGCGCTTTAAGTGCATCAAGTGTCTTTTTTAGTAATTCTTTGCGCGCCTCTGTGGTTGGTATAATAACCGATACTCTTTTTCTATTTCCATAAACCGTCCGTGTATATGCAATGTCATAGAGCATAGCCATC